TCGAACTCGAGCTCGGCCGGCTCGGCAGCGGTGAAGAGGTTGTCCTTGTCCTGCTTGCGGCTGGTCAGCGTGCCGTGCTTGGCGCTGAATTCCAGGGCCTCGGTGCCGAGGCTCGCGGGGCTGTCGGTGACAGCCAGGCCGACCAGGTAGGCCTTGCCGGTGTTGGCGAACTTGGGCTGGATCTCCATGGAGGTGTAGATCTTCTGGCCCTTCTTGTTCAGGGCCAGCAGCGCGTCGTTGGGCTGGATCTGCGCGAACAGGGCGAGCTTCTTCTCGCCGTTGATCTCGATCTCGTCGGTTTTCAGGGCGAGCACGTCGCCATAGGCGCCGAACTGCGAGTCGGGGGACAGGCCCTTGATGTGCTCGACGTTGATGCGCGCGCCGTAGGTGTCGCGGTTGTAGCTGGCGGCCATTTCCTCAAGCCAGCTGCGTTCGATGGTACGACCGTCAGTGGTTGCGCCTTCGACGCCGATGCGGAACATCTTGGAGCGGTACTTTTTGCTGTTGCCGGCCATGCGGGCTGTCCTCAACTGGTGGCTGCTGGGCAGGTAGTGAGGGCATGGTCGGCAGCCCGTGCGGCGCGGGCAATTCGCCAGCCCTGTACTGGCTGGACGTACAGGGCGTCGGAGTAACGACTCGCGCGCGCGAACGGCAGCATCGGCGCCATGAATGCACCGTCCGTTGAAATTCCCGTCCAGGATCCACGCCGCACCGCTCGCCATCTGTACTGGATGGGCTGGCGGGTGACGGATATCGCCGACTTCCTGGAAGAGAAGGAAAAGACCGTCCACTCCTGGAAAACACGGGACGAGTGGGACCGGGCGGACAATGTCGAGCGGATCGGTGGCGCGCTGGAGGCTCGGCTCGTGCAGCTGATCCTCAAGGACGGCAAGACCGGCGGCGACTTCAAGGAAATCGACCTGCTGCACCGCCAGCTGGAGCGGCAGGCGCGAATCCAGCGCTTCCAGGCCGGCGGCACCCAGGCGGAGCTGAACCCGAACCTTGAGGCGCGTAACGCCGGGCCGAAGAAGGCGCCGAAGCGCAACGAGTTCGATGAAGGCGAGATCGAGCTGCTCGAGGAGGCCTTCCGCGACAGTTGCTTCGAGTACCAGCTGGACTGGTACCGGGCGATCAACATGCGCACGCGGATGATCCTGAAGTCGAGACAGATCGGCGCAACCTTTTACTTCGCCCGCGAGGCGCTGATCGACGCGCTGCTGACGGGGCGTAATCAGATCTTCCTTTCGGCAAGCAAGGCGCAGGCGCACCAGTTCAAGAACTACATGCAGGCGTTCGTCCAGGAGGCGCTGGGCCGGCAGCTGACGGGCGACCCGATCGTGCTGGCCAACGGCGCGGAGCTGCACTTTCTCGGCACGAACTACCGCACCGCCCAGGGGCGCAGCGGCAACTTCTACTTCGACGAATTTTTCTGGGTGCATGGCTTCGACGAGCTGAACAAGGTCGCCTCGGGCATGGCGCTGCACAAGAAGTGGCGCAAGACGTACTTCTCGACGCCGTCGAGCATGGGGCACCCGGCGTACAAGTGGTGGACCGGTGAGCGGCTGAACAAGGGCAAGCCGGCGGCGCAGCACGTGAAGATCGACCTGCGCCACGACACGCTCGCCCCCGGCAAGCTGTGCCGGGAGGACAAGATCTGGCGGCAGATCGTGACCATCCTCGATGCCGAGCGCCGCGGCTGCGATCTGTTCGATCTGGAGGAGCTGCGCTTCGAGTACAACGCCGAGCAGTTCGCCAACCTGCTGATGTGCGAGTTCGTCGACGACGGGGCGAGCATCTTCCCGCTGACGATGCTGCAGCCGTGCATGGTGGACAGCTGGGTGGAATGGGGCGAGGACTACAAGCCGTTCGCGGCGCGCCCGCTGGGCGACCGGCCAGTGTGGATCGGCTACGACCCGGCCGAGACCGGCGACAGCGCGGGCATGGTGGTGGTCGCCCCGCCGGCGGTGCCGGGCGGCAAGTTCCGCATCCTGGAGCGCCACCAGTTCCGCGGAATGGACTTCGCCGCCCAGGCCGAGGCGATCCGCCAGGCCTGCAACCGCTACTGGGTGACCTATATCGGCGTGGACGTAACCGGGCTGGGCTCGGGCGTGGCGCAGCTGGTCCGCCAGTTCTTCCCCAACGTGACCACCTTCAGCTACTCGCCAGAGGTGAAGACGCGCCTGGTGCTCAAGGCCTACGACGTGATCCGCAATGGCCGGCTGGAGTTCGATGCCGGCTGGACGGACGTAGCCAGCTCGCTGATGGCGATTCGCAAGACGATCACGGCCTCGGGCCGCCAGATGACCTACACCGCCGGGCGCAACGACGAGACCGGCCACGCCGATCTCGCGTGGGCGCTGTTCCACGCCCTGCACAACGAACCGCTCGAGGGGCAGACCTCGGCGAACACTGGATTCATGGAGATCTGCTGATGAGCGAACTGACCACCGCCCCCGCCGCTGGCGTGGAGGCCTTCACCTTCGGCGATCCGCTGCCGGTGCTCGATGGGCGCGAGCTGCTCGACTACCTGGAATGCTGGCTCAACGGAAAGTGGTATGAACCGCCGCTGTCGCTCGATGGGCTGGCGAAGTCGACCCGGGCGAGTGTGTTCCTGCAGAGCGGGCTCAACTTCAAGCGCAACATGCTCGAGCGCACCTTCATCCCGCATCGCCTGCTGAGCCGGCAGGCGTTCGGCCAGTTCGCCCTGGACTGGCTCTGGTGCGGCAATGCCTACCTGGAGCGGCGACGTAACAGGCTCGGCCAGCCGCTGACGCTGCAGCCGACGCTGGCCAAGTACATGCGCCGCGGTGCGGACCTGGAAACCTACTACCAGGTGCGCGGGTGGAAGGATGAGCATGAGTTCGAGCGCGGCAGCATCTGCCACCTGCGCGAGGCGGATATCAACCAGGAGGTGTACGGGCTGCCGGAGTGGCTTTCGGCACTGCAGTCGGCGCTGCTGAACGAGTCGGCCACTCTCTTCCGCCGCAAGTACTACCAGAACGGGTCGCATGCCGGGTTCATCATGTATATGACCGACGCGAGCCAGAATGAGGCGGACGTCGACGCGCTGCGCCAGGCGCTGAAGTCGGCCAAGGGGCCGGGCAACTTCCGCAACCTGTTCGTCTACGCGCCGAACGGCAAGAAGGACGGGCTGCAGCTGATACCGGTCAGCGAGGTGGCGGCGAAGGATGAGTTCGGGTCGATCAAGAACATCAGCCGCGACGATCTGCTCGCCGCGCTGCGCATCCCGCCGCAGCTGATGGGCATCGTGCCGACCAACGCTGGCGGCTTCGGCTCACTGCGCGAGGCGGCCGAGGTCTGGGCCGTCAACGAGCTGGAGCCGATCCAGGCGCGACTGGCCCAGGTGAACGAATGGCTGGGGGATGAGGTGATTCGGTTCAAGCCGTTTGAGTTGCCGGCGAAGAACTGATCGCCGCCCCGCGCCACCAGAAGCCGCCCTCGAGGCGGCTTTTTTGTGCCTGCCGATCGGCGCCCAGCAGGATGCCGCCCCATCAGCACCCGGCGCGCGCCGTCGTCCCCCCACCACGCCTGCGGGCTAAACCTATGGCATTTTCCGCACCCCTGCGGGACGGCCGAGAGCGGCCCAGGCTGCGCGCTGGAGAGGCGTTTTCGGTGACCGGCACCCCTGCGAAACCCTGCACAGGAGGCCTCTTTCTGGAGCGCCTGCGGAGCTACCCGAGCCAACCGATTTCAGAGGCGAATTCGGAAATGGGTAATTTTGGTCAGCCCCTTCCGAAATGCGGCTAGAGGCCCCGTATTTGCTGGGTTCGTCCGCTTACCTTCAAAGGTAATTTCGGGTAAGGCAAAAGGTAATTTTTCTGTAAGTGCTTGATTTTAAAGGGCTGGAGTTTTTTGGAACATGACCATCTGATTAGGTAAGTTGATTACCTCTGAATTACCAAAAAATTACCTTTAAGAATCAATCCTAAGCTACTGAAAGACAAGGCTTTCCGGCGTACCTCAAAAGGAAATTACCAAAATTACCCGTTTTTGATGGGTCAAGATAAAACGCGGCGAATCGCGCGGGAGGAGGGTTTCAGTGCCGCACACTGGTTTTCGCTGGGAACACGCTGGGAACGATCACGCCCATATTTACCCAGGCCCAGATACGCGAAAGCCCCGGATTCCGGGGCTTTCAGCACTTCAGATGGTGCGGACGGAGAGACTCGAACTCTCACGGTAGCGCGCCCAAGGTACTGATTTTACTGGCCTTCACCCTCACCGCTTGCCCGTCTGGGTTCGTTTTGGGAACACGGCCTCGCCGGGCGCCGCCGCGCAGGCATGAAAAAGGCGGCTCGCAGGCCGCCTTGGGTGGTTTCGCTGGGATCAGAGCTTGAGCGCGTGCTCGAGGATGCCGACCATGTCCGGCCCGTCGTCGTTGATCCACTTGCCGTAGTGCTTGCGGATCATGTCGGTGGACGTGTGCCCCATCTGGTCGGCGATCCACTCCAGCGGCACCGCGCCGGTGGTGAGCAACTGGCTGGCGAACGTGTGGCGGCAGTTGTTCGGCCCGCGGAAGCGCACCCCGGCCGCTTTCAGGTGAGGACGCCAGAAGCCCTTGAGCAGCATGTCCGAGCTGGTATGCGCCGCGCCGGTGCTGGAGTTGTGAAACACGAAACGCAGCTTGCGCACCCGCACCGTCTTGTTGTCCCGCTCGGTGACGTCCACCAGTACCGGCTCCAGATCGCGGGTCAACTCCGCCTGCGCCTGCAACGCCTCGCGCGCCGGCCGCAGCAGCCTCACCTCGCGCACCGAGCGCCGCGTCTTCGTCACCTTATAGTGGCCGCGCACCTGGGAACGCTGGAAGCGGACGATGCCCTTGTCCAGGTCGACCACATCCTCCCAGGCCAGCGAGATCGCCTCCGACACGCGCGGCCCCGCCCAAATCATGAACTGCGCCAGGTTGCGCTCCTGCTCGCGCGCGGTCTCCGTCGAGAGGATGGCATCGATCTCCTTGCGGTCGAACGGATCCGGATCGTCCCGATCCGGCACCCGCACCCGCAGCCCCTCGGTGGGGTCATGCGCCATCCGGTTGCGCATCCGGTACAGCCGGAAGATCTGCCGCACCAAGGCGATGATCTCGTTGACCGTCTTGTTGTGCAGCTTCGGCATCAGCTCTGCCTGGACCCACTCCTGCAGGTCAAGGTGGTCGATCTGGTCGGCCTGCCGCGCACCCCACTTCGGGCGGATGTGCAGCTCCGCCCTGCCCTCGTAAACCCTGAATCCGGACGGCGCCACCTCGTTGCGCTTGATGTTCAGCCACAAGTCGATGAAGTGGCCGAAGGTGTTGGTCTTCACCTTCACCGAATGGGGGAAATGGCGGGCATAACTGAACGTGCCGTGCTTGATCTCGTGCCGGATCAGCCCGGCCAGCCGGCTGGCCTGCTCGATGTTCGCCGGCGAGGCATCCCCTGGGAACGGCTCACGGCACAGCTCGCCCTGGTAGCGAAAATAGACGCGCAGCGAATTGCCGCGCACCTCGACGCCTTCGTGCATGGTCGTGCTCACTTGATGGAAACGGCGGGAGTCTATGCCCCGCCAAAGCGAGAGGCCCGTTGCCGGGCCTCGAATGGGTTGGTGTGATTTCTAGAATCGATCGTTAACGGAGCTCATGCGCCACCTCGGTGATTGGGCAGAGCGGCGCGGTAGGCGTCCAGCGCTTGCTCGGCCTGCCTACACGCATGCACGCGGTAATCGACGTGGCTGATGTCAGAGTTCGGGTACTGCCGCACGATTGCTTCCAGTGCTTCCACCAGCCCGCTCTGCTCCGGCTGCTGGACGGTCTGCGCGATGGGGGCGGCAACGTGTGTCTCGGCCAGAATCCGATAGCGGCCGCTGCATTTAGGGCAGGCCGCTCCCATCACGTTCTCTTTGCAGCAGTCAGGGCACTGATCCTCAACCGGGCTCGGCCCGCTCCAGTCACACATCGCGCACGTCGCGTCTGTCTGGTGAGCGTCGTTGATGCCGACATGACCGCAGTCCGTGCACTCGCGGCACTCAACGTATGCAGGCTGCTGCTCGGTCTGCGCGGGGCGTGTGAGTGACGCCACGATACGATTGTGCTGCGCGACGGTCATCAGAGGCGTCTCTACCTTCGCACACACCTCAAGGGCGATACCGCACTCTTCCGCCGTCAGAACGTCGCCAGATTTGTACAGGACGGCCACCACCTCCGGAGCCTCCAGCTCATCCGGCGCCGGGGCTGGCTTGTTTTGATGATGCTGGCTCATACGACCTCCCCCGGATGCACAAACAACTCCACCCCACTGCGCAGCAAGTCGCGCTGGGTTTCGCGTAGCAGGGTTGGGTCCAGGCCCAGCTTGCGGGCCAGGGCTTCGGCGGCCCAGCGGGCGCCCATCGTGTTGCTGGCGGTGCGCTTCTCGCCGCGCACGGTGGCCACGTAGGTGCCGGTGGTGAAGCGGGTGCGGATTTCAGTTGGCATGCTGCACCTCCACCCGCTTGAACTCGACCACCCAAACCCAGGGGTTGGCGTGCCATCTCTCATGACCGTTGATGGAGACCCACAACGCTGAGAACAGCTCATACGGCGAGTAGCCATTGCCATCAGGGTCAATATCATTTTCGCAGCTAAGCACTCCCTCGGCCTTGGCCTGCACCTCGGTGATGGCCTGCAATCGCTCGACACGCACGTTGGTGATCTCCAGCATGATGCGAGAGGCCCAGCGTGGCATGTGGATGCTGGGTCGCCACCGCGCCTGGTGCAAATCCGCATACCAGCAGCAGAAGTCGTACTTCTTCCAGCGCTGATCGACGTAGTTGAAAGCGCCATCTTCATCAAGGAAAAGCTCTTCCGCCATCAGGTCACGAATATAACTATCCGCACGATATGCGAGCGCCGGAGCGCCGCACATATTCACGTCAGACCATGTCTCGCGCACCCATAGTCGGTCGCCTGGCTGGCCGTATGGGCATTGAAGAATCGAGAAGCACCCACAGCCATCGTTGTCTATGCCCAGGTATTCCGCTGCCATACCCGGTCCTGCCGCGCCAGTAATGCGCCCGGCCTGTTTAGGCTTCACGACGCGCCGCGTCACCGTCTTGTGGCCTTCCAGGATGGCTCGAACCATCGCGCCGTTGAACAAAATCGGACGCTCACGCATGGCTAGGCTCCTCCTCAAACAACGTCTCCCAGGGCGAACTGACCTGGTTCAATTTCTTTTTGCCGGCATTGCGCTTGATCATGCTCGGCGTCTCTGCGTAGCAGGCCTTGCACATGGTTCCGAGGCCGTCCGGGCGGGAGGCCTGGCGGAAGAAGAACTCGGTATCGGCGGGCCAGAACTCGCCGCATTTGCGGCAGAGCTTCTCGGGCACCCCGGTGATGGCCACAGGTTGATAGTTGGCGGCTGGGTTATGCTGTGCCCCGCCTCCCTGGGTGTGATGTGCTTGCATGGTGCTTCTCCTTGGGGTTGGTCAGGCCCTGGTGAGTTGCCGCTCACCGGGGCCTTCTTGTTTTCAGCGTGCGATCAGCAGGAACAGGTCCGGCAGGTGGTTGGCTGCGGCCAGCAGACCGGCCAGGCCGGTGCCGATCCAGCCGGTCATGGCCAGCCGGGCGCGCAGGCTGAGGCCTGGTTCGTCATCGTCGTAGTGCTGCATGGTGCTTCTCCTTGGGTTGGTGCCGGTTGCCGCCGGCGGTGGCTGAAGCTGGACACTTCAGTTCGTATCGATCGGAAAGCAGTGCGAATGCCGCTGCTGCCACGCGTGGATCCTGTCCATTGCCAACGGCTCTAATGCGGTCCACCTGATAGGCCACGTCGTCAGCCACTCGCACCAGTCCGGGTTCAGTCGCCCGTAAAACCCCTTTGTGGTCGGCGGCGTACTCAACGCGACGATCACTGGAAGGTCGGGCGAAATACCCAAGCGCCGCTTGAAGTAGTCCAGGTTGGAGGTCCACTGCTCTCCGTCGGAAGCCTTGAGCGTCGGCCACAATCCATACCCTTTCGCGGGCCTGGTCACCGCCAAGGTCGGCAGTTCCCAGCACTCCCCATCGTGCATCGAACCCCATCGAGGCCAAGTCACCGAGCACGACGTCAATTCCTCGAACAAGCAGCGCTGCGACGTTTTCCACGTACGCGTATCGCGGTTGAACCTCGCGAATGATCCTGGCCATTTCTTTCCACTGGCCGCTGCGCTCACCCTGGATGCCTTTCTTTTCACCGCTGTTGCTGATGTCTTGGCAGGGAAACCCGCCCGAAACCACGTCAACAATTCCGCGCCACGGCTTTCCGTCAAAACTGCGCACGTCAGACCAAATCGGGAAAGCTGGCAGGGCTCCATCGTTTTGTCGTTGCGCCAGAATTTGTGCTCCGTAGGCATCACGCTCAACGGCGCAGACGGTGCGCCATCCCAGCAGGTGGCCTCCGAGAATTCCTCCACCAGCGCCCGCGAAAAGAGCCAGCTCATTCACGCTTACCTCCGCTCTGGTCGGGGTTCTGGAAGATCCAGCACTTCACGGTGGTGCCGCGCTGGGTGAGTTGGTTGTTGCGGCGGTTGAAAGCGGCGCGCACGGCGCTGTCCACGCCCTTGTTGTGGGTGAGGTATTTGCGGGAGCGGCTGTTGGGCAGCAGGGTGCGCAGGGTCGCCACGTCCGCCAGCTTCTGCTTGTGCTCGGCGGCGCGCTCGGCGAACTCGTTGAGGTTGATGGCGATCACGTCCGGCTTCTTAGAGTGGTCGACCACCGGGTCCTCGCTCAGGCCCTGCAGGTAGTCGAACACCTCCCAGAACTCGGCCACCTCGGCCGGGTCGGCGTTGACGGCGGTCTGGCGAGCCAGCGCCATGGCGACCAGCTCGCGCTGCGCGCCGGCGTGCTGCCGATCGGTGAGCGGGATGATCAGCCGCAGGCAGTCGACCAGGGCGAGCAGCTGCGCGTGGTTCTTGATGATTCGCTCGATGCGGATCTCTTTCAGCTCGCGCAGCGCCTGCTCATGCACCTTCACCTGGGCACGGAAGGTCTCCAGCACCTTGCCCTCGGCGCGGGCGGCCATGAGCAGGAAGTGCGACACATCCATGGCGCTCAGGTGGTTGAGGTTGTCCGCCGCGGCGCGGCTGGCGGCGGTGACCTCGGGGCGCACGAAGTGCAACTTCACGATACGGGTGAGGATCGCCTCGCTGGCCATCACAGTGGCGTTCTGGCTGATGACGATGGTGCCGCGAAACGGTGGCTCGTAGGTCTCGTTGCCGGCGGTCTTCACGCCGGTCACGCCCAGGGTGCCGCCGTTGAATAGCGGTTTCAGCTCGTCCCAGTCGTAGGCTTTGGCGGCGCCGCGGTCGTTGTCGCTGCGGTCGGCCTCGAGCAGTACCAGCGGCATGCCGGAGACCTGCCCCATCCACCGGCGCAAGCCGGCTTTGGACATTTTCGAAGGGTCCTTGCCCTCTTCGTCCGGGCGGCCGAGCAGCTTCCAGAGGAACATCAGCAGGGTGCTCTTGCCGGCGCCGGCCTCGCCCGTCACTTCCAGGAAGGGAAAGCTCTGGTACTCGTCGCGGATCTGCTCGGCGAACAGCGAGCCGAACCAGAACGCCAGCGCGACGATGCCCTGGGTGCCGAAACAGGTCCACAGCCAGTCGAGCCACTCGGCACGGTAGCCCTCGTCGGTACGCGCGATTTCCAGGCGGATCGACTTCTGCAGCGTCTTCAAGCGCAGCTGTTTGAACTCGAAGTAATCCTCCTTGTTGGCCTGCTCGAGCACGCCCCCGCGCACGGCCAGGTCACCGAACACGTAGCAGCTGTGTTCCTTGCTGTAGCCGATGTAGTCGATGGTCTTGACGGTTTTCAGGCCGTAGAGCTGGTCGCGCATGATGCGATCGAGCTGCGCACCGGTACCGGTGAACACCGCGCCGGCCGCCATGCCGAGCAGGCGCTTCTTGAACTCGCTGGCCGCCGCTACCTGGCCGCCAGTGAAGGTGTTGCGCACCGTAGGCTCATCGTGGGGGAAGTCCACCCGGAAGTAGTACCAGCTCTCGTCCGTCACCTCGTTGCGCTGGAAGTACAGCGCCTGCGGATAGCAGTTGGCGATTTCCACCACCGCGCCGCACTGCTGCAGCGCCTTTTCAGTCATCTGCCGATCATTGAGCAGCTGGTCGTCGTGGTGCTCGCTGCCTTCGAGCGCCTGCTTGGCCTTGTTGAACTTCTCCAAGTCCATCTTGAACCAGTACAGGCGGTTCTCGAACGCGAAGTGAAATTCATGCCGCTGGCGCCAATCGAACATCAGCGCGCCCTTCTCCGCCGCGCTTTCGGCCAGCAGTAGGCTGCCGTGGTAGCGCGCTTCGCGCAGGTCGCGCTCGATCTGCTCCGCGCGCTTGTCGTCGCCCTCGATGAAGGCCCAGCGCTGGTGGAGGTCGTTCCAGTCCACCTTGCGGTCGCGCTGCGGGATCTGCGCCGCCTCGCAGCTAAACCCGAGTTCGCGGGCCTGCTTGGCCCAACGGCGGGTGTAACGGTGGGCGCCCGGCTCGTTGTCCAGTGCCCAGACCAGGCGCGGCAGCGAGCGGCCGGCCTCAGCGCAGGCCTTGACCAGGGCCTTGAGCGACTCGGCGGGGAAGGCATTGCTGCTCATGGCCGATACGGCGGCAGTGTCGTGGTGCAGCAGCGCGATGGCGTCGAAAATGCCCTCGACGATCCACAGTTCGCGCACCTGCAGCAGGTCCAACGACGGCGGGCACCACCAGTAGCCTTTCATGCTCTGGCCGGGGGCGAAGCGCGCCTTCTGCTTGCCGAAGCGGTGCGGGCGGTCGATCAGCCGCTCCCAGTAGCCGCCTTTCTCCAAGGTGAAGCGCACCGTGGCGCTGCCCTGGGCGAGTTCGCGGCTCCAGTAGTTCTCCTGGCTGTACCAGCCACGGATCAAGCCCAGGTCGAAGCCACGGGCGAACTGCAGGTAGGCATCGGCGCTGGCGGCCGGCGCCTGCTCGGTGCTCGGTGCGCGCTTGCTCCAGTCATCGAACAGGTCGTCGAACAGCTCTTTCACGTGCCACTGCTCGCCGCACTTGCTCTCGCGGCCGCACTTGATGAACCAGGGCTGGTCGTAGCGGGCATAGAGCTCCTTCTTGCCGCAGCTCGGGCAGGTGCCGCCGCGCAGGTAGTCGGTACCGGCGCGGCGCTTGAGGCCGAAGTCGGCCTCGAAACGGCGCAGCACTTCATCGCGGATCTGGCGGTCCATTTCTTTCATTGGGCCGGCCCCCAGACGAACTCGTGCATTTCTTCTCGCAGCGCCTTGTGTTCGTCGCAGGTGATCACGTCGCACTCCAGCAGGGCGCCAAGGTAGCCGCCCAGGCGGCAGCTCTCGCGATACCTCTTCTCGTGGTCGGGCGCCTCGATCAGATCGGCCAAATACCGCTTGAATATGTACCGCGCTGGATCGGCCGCCAGCGCCTCACAGGCCGGCATCGGATGGGTGCTCATGCGCGCACCCCCTGCTGCCTGAGCTGCTTGACCAGCTCGCGTGCGGTGCGGTTGATGCCGGCGATGTGCGGGTGGTCCGCCAGGATCTTCGGCGCGCGGAAGCCGGTCGGCGTGTAGCGGTAGCGGTCGTCGTACCAGCAGGCCGCCATCAGCTGCTCGTACTGGCTGGTCAGCCAGCGCAGGTAGGCCTCGGCCTGGGCCGGGTCGAGGCTGATTTGAATGGAAACGTGAGTCATAGGGGCCACCGTCAGGGCGCAACTTCCCCCTACCCGCTCACAGGCGGGCATGGGAATGGGTCAATTCAAGGAGTGATCAGTGCGTGGCTGCTGCAGCCGGCAGAGCCGCGGGCGGCTGCAGGCGCGCCGGCAGATGGCGAAGGGGGATCAATACCGCCTCGCCCGAAAAAAAATTCACCAGGGCGACGCGGGTCTCGTCCCGGATGCCGTAGTCGATGCCGATCACCGGACGCTTGAGGCACTCCAGCTCGCTCATGGCCAGGTGCACCAGGCGGTCGGCCATGAACGCCGGCACATCGAGCGCGTTGACCAGGTAGCCGACGGCGCGCTCGAACAGGTGGCCATCGTCGGTCAGGTGCTCGCCCTGGTGGCGCTGCAAAAAGGTCAGCGCGGCGCGCTGCATGCTGGCCCGGTACTCCTGGGCGTCGTGTAGGGTCGTGACGTTCATGCGGTGGCTACCTCCGGTTCCATGTGGTCGAGCATGTCGAGCTGGTCTGTTTTCGGTTTGCTGTCGCGCAGGGCCTGCATACGTGCGACTGACGGGGCCAGCGGTAGCCGCACCCGCGGCCGGTCCAGGCCGGATGGGCTCAGCTCGTGGTCCCACGTCAGCGACCCGGTGTAGGTCGCGCCGCAGGCGATGTTCAGGCACTGCGCGTACATCGTCTTGAACGTCGGCGTTTGCGCCTCGCTGTTACGGATGCGCATGCGCTGCCCGCAGGCTGGGCATAGGCATTTGTATCCGCCGTTGTTGGCTACGCTCACGGGTTCCCCTCCCCAATTCCGTGCCGTGCTTACGGCTGCTGGCTGTGCAGCACGATGACTGCGTTGATTTCCTCATGGCGGGCAGCCATGTGGCGGTGGTGCGCGGCGAGGATGACCTTGCGTTCCTCCTCGTCGATGTGGCCGTTGTCCAGCGCTTCGCAGAGGATCTGGTCTACCGCGCCGCGCAGCACGGCGGTGCGCATCGAACGCTCATAGAGCGCCAGGTTGTCCAGGTCGCCCGGGTTGGCATCCGGTACGAACACGCCGCCGTACATTGCAGCGACATAGTCTGGAAAGTGCGTGGTGCCGGCCTGCTGCTCGAGCAGGTGGATCTGCTCGTCCGAGAGCGGCTTGCTGCCGGCGTTCTCGTAGAGGTGGTTGTCGAACTTCTTGACGTCCATGCCCAGGCGCGCTGCGGCGCATTCGCGGCCGCCCGGGTAGGCGCACACCACGGCACTCATCATCTGGCGGCGGGTTTCTAGGATCGGGCGCTTCATGTTCTTGTTTCTCGCTGGGCCAGGTGCCATTACTGTGAAATCACAGCGCCGATATCGCTGGCGCGGCGCCCGTACTGGTCGGGCACATCCGCCACGCCTTCCTTGATGCCCAGCAGCACGGCGGCGCGATGCGACTCGCCGCGGGTGCCCTTCTTCTTGCCGGAAAGCACCTGGTAGCAGGTGAACGGGTCGAGGCCATGCTCGCGGGCAAATTCCTGGACGGTCTTGCCCTGTTTGGCGAGCCATTCCTTCGCTTGTTTGGGGGTGCGTGTGGCTGGCATGATTCAAAACCATTCAAATGCGTTCAATGTGGCGACAGATTACCACCCGAATGAGTGGTGTCAACGGGAATTTCTATCCAAATGAGTGGTCTTGGCGAACGACTGCGCGAAGAAAGGAAGCGGCTGGGCCTCTCACAAGCGGATTTCGGTGCACTCGGTGGCGTGAAGGCGAACGCCCAGGGCAAGTACGAAGCCGGGGAGCGCAGCCCAGATGCTGAGTATCTGACCGGCCTGTCGGCGGCCGGCGTTGACGTGCTGTACCTGCTCACGGGCCAGCGCACGCCGGTAACGGCTGCGGGGCTCGCCGCCGACGAGAGTGAGGTGCTGAATCACTACCGCTCGATGCCCGACGATGACCGTGCCGCAGTGCGGCGTTTGACCACGGCGCTGGCAGAGTCAGCGGGACGGTACGAAACAAGTAAATAGCGGCGGACTCACTCACCGCTGAGTGACATGACAAGGAGAGCACCATGGCAGCAGCAATCGACCTCGACGACAGCCCCCGCGATTTCGGCGATCGCCTCCTCGAGGAGCGCAAGCGCCTCGGGTTACAGGTGCACGAGCTGGCGCACCTCGCCGGCCAGACGGACTACATGCAGAAGCGCTTTGAAAACGGCACCTCGGTGATGCCGATCGACTACCTGCAGGCGCTGGCCGCAAACAGCGAAGTTGATGTGTTCTACATCATCACCGGCATTCGCAGCCACTGACACCACCCACACAAGGACGTAACCCATGCGCAAGATCCTGCTCGGCCTGCTGCTGGCCAGCCCCCTCGCCCTCGCCGCTCCGCCCAAGCTGATCGACGCTGAAACCTATGGCGAAGACTGGCCGTTCACCTTCGACGAAGGGCACCTGCATTGCTTTGCCGGGCAGGCGGTGGCGGTTAGCGATGCCGAGAGCGGCCGTATGTATGCGCTCAACGGTCAGGCAAAAGCCAAGGCCGGCGCGCTTGGCCTGGAGCCGCTGGCCGCCGTGTGGCGCGATGACCCGGCAATCAAGGGGGCGAAGGTGTCGGTCGGCCAGGTGCTCGAGGATGGCCTTGCACGCTGCCGATGACCCTGCTGGGCCTGTGCGAATTGTTGACGCGTTGGCAAAACGTCATCCCTCCTATACTGTATGGCCATACAGTATTTGCGTATGGAGTTCGCGCATGTTGTCGAGTCAGAAGGAAGTCCGTCAGCTGGCCCCGGAAGTGCAGCAGGAGGTGGTTGCGCTGACCCAGACGGAACGGATGCTGTTGCGCTGGTACCGCCAGTGCACCCCCGAAGACCGCGCGCATGCGGTGCGCTTCGTCTCGGCGCTGGCCGAGACCGGCCAGAAACACTGAAGGCGCCGCGGGACGCCTTCCTGCGCCTCATGAGCGCCGCTTGCGCGGGCGCCCCATTCGCCCTTTGATGCCCAGCTGAGCGGCCTTGTTGCGCACCGCCTGCGCGCTTCTCCCGAGCCGCTCTGCCAATGCGACCGCGCCTACCTGCTCGTAGTCTCTGGCGACCACTTCAAGCTCCTCGGCGCTGAACGGCCGCCGGGGCTCATTGAACGGCAGCCCCATCTGTCGCGCCTTGAAGTCCACCGCGACAGGGGTGCGCTGCAGCAGGGCGGCAATCTGCGAAATGGGCTTCTTCCCCCAGCAATCGCGAATCAGGGCCTCTTCTTCAGGCGTGTAGCGGGGCATGCTCGGCAGTTGCTCGAGCAGCCGGAACACCAGCAGCATCCGCCGCACGAGAGGCATTCTGCGGTGCGTTGCGGCAGCTGGCGACGTGCGCCAGGCCTCGAACACGTTGCGATTGACCATCGCCAGTTCGGCGGCGAGGTCGTTGCTCAGCGGCTTGTTCAGGTACCGCTCGGACCATTGCTTGAGTCCGTCCAGGAACAGGCCTTGGTCGACGCTGCGCAGCACTTCCGGGCTTGTTGAAAGCGCCCGCTGGTGCAGCCACTCATTGGCCATGTCACTGCGCCCCCTGGCTGCGCCACCAGCGCTCGACGGCCTCGATGACCGCCACTTCCTGGACGTAGGACAGCGCGGCGAGCTTCTGCTGCAGCGCGGCGGGGTCGACGTCCCATTTCTCGGCGAGGCCGTCCTCGACCGAATCCTCCCAGCCCATCGCCAGGCTGCCGCGGATCAGCTCGGCCGGCTCGCTCAGCGTGCCGTTGAGCATGTCGCGCAGGGCGTTCCACTCGGCTTCGCTGAACTGCTTCTCGATGCGCTCGCGGCGCAGGATCTCGGCGTAGCGGTCGCCGATGACGTTGACGCGCTTGCTGGTTGTGATGCCCGTCTCGTCGCCGGTCACGCCGATGATGGCGTCCAGCTGCGGGCCGATGTGAATGCCGGCTTTCTTGGCCATGGTGGTGCTCCAGGTGAGAGCCCCGGCGCTGGGCCGGGGCGGGGGCTTTAGTTGCCGTATTCCATGCCAAATTCGCGGATCGCCGCCAAGCGCTGCTTATGCCAGCGGCGGCATGCACGCTCGAAGGTTTCCGGTGTGGCAGAGATAGTGCTGCCCATGAAGTCGCCGCCTGCGCAGAGCTGTTTGCCCAGGGTGCCGGGCTTGCCGCTCGACTCGAGACGAACATAGCCGCCGCCATTGGGCATGAAAAACGAGATCTGGCCGTGAGCGCGGGAGTTGATAGTGAAGTTGGTCATGGTGTTTCCCTCTGTGCATGCCGTGGCGGTATGCCCGGCTTCTTCAGTGGCGGGTGCGTTGCGCGTCCCGTTGATGTGAATAATAGGTGCACCATTGGTGCACCGTCAAGCACTGATGGCAAATTTTCCTGCTCACATGCACATCGGCGCGTCGTCGCGCTCTTCCCACTCCTCGTCCACCAGTTCCCAGGTCGATAGCGGCCGCCGATACGGCGCCGGCTCGGCCGTGGGTTCGCTCAGGCGTTCGCTTGCTGCATCCGTTTCCATTCCCGCTCCACGGCGCGCTGGGCGCTGCTCTTTTCGGCGTACAGGTGCAGCAGCCGTTTGGGGCTGGCCTGGTCGCCTTCGGTGAGTTTCTTCTGCTCGCCGGTTTTCTCGTCGCGGTACCAGGCGAGCACGCCGGTGTAGTTGTCGGCGTCGGCCAGCTCGGCGATGTCGTCGGCGTCCGGCAGCTTGGATTCCAGCTCCAGGGCGGTGGTGTAGCTGTCCGGCGTGAATGAGTGCCGCACGTTGGCGCCGAGCCAGACCACGGCGTCGATGTCGGCCTTCACGCCGATCAGGCTGTAGGTGAGTTCAGGGATCAGGTCCGGGCGGCCCTTGGCCAGGGTGTAGCTGAGCGTGGCGGTGCCGCGCTGCAGGCGGGACCACTCGGCGCGGGCGGCGCGCAGGGCGGCCTCCTGGTCGGTGTAGGTGTGGCGCAGCTCCTTGAGGTTGTCGCCGCCGCCGGCGATGGCCTCCTTCTTCTCGGCGCTGTTGAGCTCGTAGTAATAGGCGCGCACGCCGCTGTAGCTGTCGCGGTCGGCCTGCAGGTAGCGGTGGTTGTCGCCGTCGGCGCGGGTGAGCGTGATGTGCGGCAGTGCGGCGCCGCTGGCGGTGGTGCTCTTGCCGGCCGGCATGAACAGCAGGCGCCCGGCCTTGATGCTGGCAATGGCGTCGAATTGCTGGCCGAGGCGGCTGAGCAGGTTGGCGTCGGATTCGTTGGCCTGGTCGACCTGGGCGAGCTGGATGACCGACAGCGCCGCGCTGATCACTGGGCTGAGCCCGTAGGCGGCGGCCACGGTCTGGACGATGGCGCCGAGCGTCTGCCCGCTCCAGCTGCGTTCCTTCTTCGCTTTGAGCCCCTCGCGCAGGTCGGCGCTGCGGGCGCGGATGGTGAGCATGTCCGGCGCGCCGCTGTGCTCGACCTCGTCCACGGTGTAGCTGCCCTTGTCCACCAGGCCGGTGTCATGCCAGCCGAGCCACAGGCGCACCACGGCGCCGCGTGGCGGGATGGCAAGCAGGCCGTCGTGGTCGCTGAGGCTGATGCTGAGCTGGTCGGCCTCCATGCCGCGGTTGTCGGTCAGCTCGATGCTGATGAGGCGCTGCTCGATGGCGCTGGTGATGTCCTGCCCGTTGACTACCACGCGGCAGATCGGCTGCGGGTAGGCGGTGGCGTCGCGGTACTTGTCCGCGGCCTGCTGGGCGTAGCCCTTGGCCTGGTCGAGCAGGCCCTTGCCCTGGGTGAGCAGTTCCTCGATCACAGCAGCCTCCGCAGGAGGTTGCCGCCGGCGGCGATGGCGCTGCCGAGCAGATCCACCCGGCCATCGTCGATTCGTTTGAGCGAGAGGGTGAACTCGATGCGGCGCGCCTGGCCGTCGCGGAAGAACAGGGTGCGCGTCTCGCTCAGGCTCTCGATGACCCAGGTGCCGTAGATTTTCCCGGTGCCCTCCACCAGCGGCCAGGCCTTGCCGGTGTCGGCCATGGTGCGCAGGGCATCCAGACTCAGCTGGCTGCCAGCCAGCGCGGGCAGCAGCACGCCCGGCAGGGTGATGCTGTCATCACCGCGCCCCAGGTACTGCCGCGCCGGGTTGGTGCCGATGCGGTTGGTGGAGCCGTGGCGCCATTCCGTCTGGCGCTGGAATTCCTGGTAGGCCAGGGTCTCCAGGCTGAACACGAACATGCCGAGGGCCATCATCATGGTCTGCTACTCCTGGTCGAATAGGGATGAGCGGGCACGGGCGCCCTTCTCGCGCTCGATGCGCTCCAGCTCGGCGCGCACCATGCGCGCGATCGCGGCAGGGTCCATGCCGGGCGCGGCGGTGATGTTGACGTTGTAGGTGTTGCCACCTGCGCCTGCTGCGGCAGCCGGCGCGCGCGCCGCCAGCGGTGGGCGCGAGTCGAGCGGTACATCGGCGGCCAACGCGGTAGAGGCGCCCGACTCCATGCCGGCGAGCGCGGCGAACGGGTTGCCGGCGCTGGCCAGCGCGCTGCCGCCGGCATCGGCCAGGCCCTGGCCCACGCCTTCCATCGCCGCGAAGGGGTTGCCCTGCCCCTGCTCGAGGCCCACCGCGAGGCCGTCCATGGTGTGGCCACCGAGCGCGGCGAACGGGTTGCCGGCGCTGGCCAGCGCGCTGCCGCCGGCATCGGCCAGGCCCTGGCCCACGCCTTCCATCGCCGCGAAGGGGTTGCCCTGCCCCTGCTCGAGGCCCACCGCGAGGCCGTCCATGGTGTGGCCACCGAGCTCGGCGAACACCCGCGACGGCGAGTGGATGCCGAGCAGGTTCTTGAACGTGCCGATGACGCTCTCGGCAGCGCCGCCGATCGCCGCGGTCAGGTTGGGGAACATGCTGGTGAAGCCGTTGATGAGCCCCTGCACCAGGTTGCCGCCGAACTCGCTGAATTTGCTCGGCAGCTCGACGCCGAACCAACTCATCACGCCGGCAAACGCACGGTAGAGAAAGCCCAGCGGGCTGAAGTTAAGCAGCAGCGCGCCGATGCCGGCCAGCCCACCGGCCACGCCCTGCTTGATCTCGCTCCAGAGGCCGAGGAAGAACGGGCCGACGCGGCTCCAGTTGGCGTAGATCAACGTGGCGCCGAGGGCCAGCGCGCCGATCAGCGCCCCCACGGGGTTGGCCATGGCCGCGGTGGCGACCAGGCGCAGCCCGGTGGCGACGACGGGCAGCGCCGCCTTGCCCAGGTTGAACAGGGTGGTAGCCAGGCCGCCGCCCTTGATGCCGAGCAGCGTCATGCCGTAGCGCAGCATGGCGAACGGCCCGAGCATGCTGGCGATCGCCAGGGTGAGCCCGCCCATGCCGGCCATCAGCACGCCGATGCCTGCGGCGGTCTTGACGATGTTGGCGGCCAGCTTGGGGTTCTCGGCAATCCAGCCCTTCACGCCACCGATGATGCCGGTGATGGTCTGGGTGATCTCGCGCATAGGGCCGTTCTGCTGCTCCTGCAGCTGGATGCCCAGGTCCTCCCAGGCGCTGCCCATGGCCGAGAGATCGCCGCGCAGGTTGTCGGCCATGGTCTTGGCCGTGGCGCTGGCCTCGCCCTCGGTGTTCTTGAGGGTGCTGACGAACTCCTGCAGCGCACCGCTGCCGGCCTGCTTGACCAGCACCTGCAGGCCTGCGACCGCTTCCTCGCCGGCGATGCCCTTGAGCAGGCCGGCGCGCTCGGCGTCGCCCATGTTCTTGGTCTTTTCGTAGATCTCCTGCAGCACGGTGGGCATGTCGCGCAGGTTGCCCTGGGCGTCCACGGCGCTGATGCCGAGCGTTTTCAGTGCATCCGCTGCAGCCTTCGGTGGCGCGCTCAGGCGGTTGAGAATGGCGCGCAGCGCGGTACCGCCCATGCTGCCCTGGATACCGGCGTCACCCAGCTTACCGGCCATGGCGGCGACGGTCTCGATGTCCTGCCCTACCGATGCGGCCACGGGCGCGGCGTACTTCATCGTCTCGCCGAGCATCTGCAGGTTGGTGTTGGAGCGGGTGAAGGTGCCGACCAGGACGTCGCCCAGGCGCCCGGTTTCGCTCGCCTGCAGGTTGAAGCCGGTGAGGATGTTGGAGGCGATGTCCGCCGTTTCGGCCAGCCCGCTGTCGCCGGCCTTGGCGAGGTCGAGCATGCCCGGCATGGCCGCCTGGATGGATTCGGCCTTGAAGCCGGCCATCGCCAGGAATCCCTGGGCTTCTGCCGCCTGCCCCGCGGTGAACTGGGTGCTGGCACCGAGCTGGCGGGCCTGCTCACGCAGCGCGGCCATCTCTTCCGAGGCGCCGTCGAGGCGGGTCAACGCCTGCACCTTGCTCATGGCCGCGTCGAATTCCAGCCCGGGCGCCATCAGTTGCGCGCCGGCGTAGAGCATGCCGCTGCCGGTGGCCAGCCCGCCGGCACCGGTGGCGGCCATGCTGCCGGCCAGCTGCTGGGTGCGGTCGTAGTCGGCCTTGGCCTGGCCGAGGCGCTTCTGCTGGGCGGTGAGCTGCTTGAGGCGCTGCTCCTGCTGGCCCATGGTCTGGTTGGTGCGCTCGATGCGCTGGCGCAGCTCGCGTTCGTGGTCGGAGAGGTTGCGGGTGCTGATGCCCGCCTCGCCCAGCTTGCCGCGCAGGCCCTGCAGCTCGCGCTGCTGCTCGTTGTGTTTCTGCTTGAGGGCGTGGCCCTGGCGGACCGCGCTCTGGAATTCACGCGTCAGCGCCTTGGTAGGCGCTTCGGCTGCAGCCATTTCGCGGGACAGCGCCTTGATGCGCTCGCGGTTGGCTTGCAGGGCGCCGCCGGTTTGGTCGGCAGCGCCCTTGAGGTTACGGAATGAACTGACGTCCTTCTGCAGGGCCTGCAGGCCCTTGAGTTCGCCGCGGGTGTCCTTGAGCGCACGACCCAGGCTGGTCGCGCCGCTGGCAATGGTGCGCAGTGGGCGCGTGGCATTGTCCAGCGCCTGGAGGTTGACCTTGAGGTTCAGATCACGCGCCATGCGTGCGCTCCCATCGTTCGATGGCGCGCTCGCGCCAGTCCATCAGTTCATGCAAGGGCATGGCGTTCATCTGCTCCGGCCCCCAGTGGAAGACCAGGGCGATGTCCGCCATCACGTCGTCTACGCGGCGGGGGATTCCGCCGTGCTGCCCGTCTTCTGCAAAAAACCGGCGATGGCATCCGCGCAGCCCAGCAGATCGGCCACGTCCAGGGCCGCCACCTCCTGCTCGGTGAGTGTCGGCTGACTGATGCGCGGCACCAGGCGGATGGTGGCGTTGACGTCGCCGTTGATCAGGTCCGCCAGCTTGAGGCCGCGCAGCTCGCCGGCAGCCGGCTTGCGCAGGGTGATCTCGGTGATGCTGTTCTCGCCGCGCTTGATGGGCTGCTCGAGGACGATGGGTTCGCTGGTCTTGCTCATGGGTGTGCTCCTTGGGGTTGGGGTTGCCGCAGCGCCTGGTGGCTGCGACGGGTTGCGAAACGGTGGGCGTTGGCCGCGCATGGCTTACAGGCCGATGGCCTTGCGGTGCTCGGCGAGGCGGTCTTCGCCGTTGACCATGAAAACGAAGTTGAGCAGGTCGATCTCGATCTCGACGTTGCCGTCCACGCTGAGCTTGTAATAGGTGCAGGTGGTGGTGATGGAGTGCTCGGTGTCCTCACCGGACTCGGCGTCGCCGAAGTCGATCTCCTCGTGCCGGCCGCGGGCGACCACCTCGACGGCGGTCACGGCGCCGGTGTCGTCCTGCTGCACGGAGCCGGCCCAGCGCAGCATCACGCCGTCCGCCTTCACGGCGCCGAACTGGCGCAGCACGGTCAGGTCCCAGCCGCCGAGGGTCCATTCGATCTGGATGCCGTCGTCTGAGTGGCCCATGTCGACCTTCACCGGGCCATCCATGCCGGCGCCGCGCCAGTCTTCGAACTTGCGTCCGAGGGTCGGCAGGGTGACGGACTTGCACTGGCCAACGTAGCTGTTGCCGTCGTTGAACAGGTTCATGTGCTTGAGTTTCTTGGGCAGGGCCATGGCTGGGCTCTCCTACGGCGCGGCCGGGGCCGCGCGGGTCAATGGGGTCAGGCGGTGATGCCGGCGGCGAAGTCGACCAGGTAGCGGTCGGTGATGCGCTGACGCAGCAGCAGGTTTTCCAGCGGCGGCACGGGCGTGTAGTCGTAGTCCAGGAACAGCTTGCCGGCCTTGAGGGTGTCCTTGTCGTTGGCCGCCTCATCGAACCAGCACTGCCCGTCGATGATGTAGCCGCCGCGCTTGAGCTCGCGGAACTTGGCGTTGATGCCCTCGACGATGTCGCGCACCAGGCTGGCGTGCATGGGCTTGTCCACGGCCCAGAAGTGCCCCTCGGCCATGGTGTCTGCCAGCACCTGGGCGGTGCGGGTGTAGTTCTCGAAGGCGAACAGTGGGTCCGCGCTGCAGGTGCGCGAGCCCCAGAAGCGGAAACCGTCGCGGCGGATCAGCGTGGTGACCTCGTCTGCGTTGAGCAGGCCGGCGTCGGTGGCTGGGTTCTGCAGGTCGAAGTAGATGTCCTTGGAGAGGCCCGACACGCCGTTGACCGGCACGTTGGAGAGGGTCTTGTGCCAGCCGACCTGCTCGTCGAGCTTGGCGCGCAGGCCCAGGGCGCGAGCGATGGCGCTGGCCGGTGCGTTGGCGTTCGCCACGGTGTCCCAGGAGACGAAGTCCGGCCAGATGAGCATCAGCTCACGCGCACCGAAGCCGGCGCGGTAGGCAATGGCATCGCTGACGGTCTCGCAGCCGTAGGCGTTGGCATAGGCGAAGCCGCGCAGCTTCTCGGCGATCGCCACCAGCTCAGTGGTAACCGCCAGCGAATCTAGACCAGGCACGCCGAGGATGCGCGGCTTGACGCCGAGCTGGGCCTCAGCAGCCAGCAGTGCCTTCATGCCCTGGTACTCGCCGGTGGCGCTCACGCCGCCGATGATGTTGCTGGTGGTCGCGGCCTCGTCGGCGCCCTCTTCCACGCGCACCACGACGGTGACGGGCGACGCCTGGTCGGCGATGGCGTCCAGGCTGCGCGCCAGGGTGCCCAGCTCGCCGGCGGAACCGGAGGCGGTGAGCACGTCGGTGAGCAGCACCGGCTTGTTGAGCGGGAACTTGACCGCATCAGCATCCGACGCGGTGCAAACCATGCCCACCACGGCGGTGGAAACGGTGCGAATGGGGCGCGTGCCCTCGTTGATTTCGAGGACGCGGACGCCGTGATGGTAATCGGTGGCCATGGGGTTGAGGCTCCTGGGCGAGTGCCGGATCAGTGAGCCTTGAGGGTGACGCGCGCGCGCAAGGGGCGCACGCGGCGGGCTGTGTAGCCGGCAGCGCTACAGCGCCCAGGAACGGCTCAACACCAAATCACCCAGCAAGCCGTCTACCGTGCGCTGCGCCTGGCAGTGCTTGCTGTAGGCCAGGAAGCTGTTCACCCGTTGGCGCACGTGCTCCTGATCGATCAGGCCGGCGCGGTATTGGGTGGCCAGCTGCCGGAACGATGCTTTGGCGCGTTTGATGTTGCGTTTGCGCGGCAGGATGTGGGTGGGCCAGATGCGGTAGCCACAGAAGTCGAGGCCGCGCTGCCAGGGATGGATCGCGGTCTTTGGGTTGATCGCCAGGCATAGGCTGTTGGCCGTAGCGGACAGCGCGCGCATGGCCTCGGCGGCAGCGGCCTTGTTCGGCAGCACGGCGATGAAGTCGTCCATGTAGCGCACGTAATACTTGATGCCCAGCTGATCCTTGGCGACGTGGTCGAGGTGGTTCAGCAGGACGTTGGCGCCGAGCTGGCTGGTCAGTGCGCCCACCGGCAGGCCGATGCCGGCCTCATGCCCGTAGCCCGCGATGATCTGACGCCACAGCCACAGGGCGTCGGGGTCGCGCACGGTGCGCTCAATCTCGCGCAGCAGCGAGGCGTGGCGGATGCTGGAAAAGAAGCGGCTGATGTCGGCCTTGAGTACGTAGCAGCCGTCGCCGTGGTTGCGCTTGGCCACCCGCAGGAAGTGCTGCGCCCTGGCGACAGCCGCTTGGGTGCCTTTGCCGACGCGACAGGCGTAGGAGTCATGGATGAATTTGCGCTCGAACAGCGGCTCGACCACGCGAACAAGGGCGTGATGAATGACGCGATCGGCGAAGGGGGGCGCCTGAATCAGCCGCAGCTTAGGCTCCTTTACAACGAATTCGTGCTGTTTACCGGGTCGCCAGCTCTTCCACAGCAGGTGATTCTGCAGGTTGACCAGATTCTCCTCAGCGTTGGCAGAGAAGCGCAGCACCGAGCCGCGCTCGCGCTTGCCGCGACGGGCTTCCAGGTAGGCGTTGTAGAGGTTTTCGAAACTGGTGATCTGGCCCCATAGGCCAGCGGTTATAACAGGCACAGCAGAAACCTTACCTCATGCGAGGGATAGGGCAGGCGCCGCCGCATTGGCCGAGGCTACTAGCCGCGACGCCCTGTAAATCTTCGACAACATGGTCTGGACAATGGCCCCAAAGGAAACGCACTGGACGCCGGCCCGTGAGCCTGGCGCCTTCTGGCGGTAATCGTTTGCGAGGCGGCCGCCGATGTTCGTGTTCGCGTTCGACGCGGCGTTGTTGACGTTCAGATAGAACAGGCCGGCGTTCGAGCCGTTGCCGTAGTTGCCACCGTAATAAGCCATTGCCCTGATGCTGTAGCTATTTGCGCGGAGCCGAGGCCCCTTCGTGTTTGATCCAGGCGCCGACGATGCGCCCAATCTCATTGACGTGACGCATCCAGACATCGAGCCGGCGGGTGTTGATGTAACTCAGGCGATGCGCCTTGCGGATCAGCCCGCGACAGACTTCCAGCTCAACGTCCAGGTCAAACAGCGCTGCGGCCTTCTGCTTGCGCTTCCAGGCGATCACCGTCAGCCGCAGCAGGCGGTTGGTGGTGTCGCGCAGATCCGCGCAGAGCAGGTGTCGCTCCAGTTTCGGGAACTGGTGCAGCACGGTGTGCGTGTAGGCGTCCAGCTCCTCGAGCTTGGTCAGCAGGATCAGGTGCGCATCACTCACGGCAGCGGCTTCCCCTCGTCGTGCTCGATGCTGCGTTCGCAGTGGCCAGGGTCGAGCTTGTCGAGCAGCTTGCAGAGCACGCAGCCCCACCGCTCGCCGCCTTTCGCGGCCTTGGCGGCGCGCGAGCTGATGGTCTCGTCCTCGTCGCCGCCGAACGCGGCGTTGGCCAGCTGGTCGTGCGCGATGGCGAGTTTCCAGGCGCGGTCGCTGCCGGCCAGTACGGCCAGCAGCATCCAGACGCTGGCGAGCGCGCCGGCCAGTGCGCAGAGCAGCCAGAGACCGATCATGCGCAGGCGCTTCACCATGTGATGCCCTCCAGCTCGGCCGGGGTGGTGGCGGCCTCGATCTGATCTTCTGCGGCCTGGCGGCGGCCGATCAGTGCGCCGCTGTGCTCGGCGTAGGCCTGCATCTTGGCCGTGACGCGGCCAGCCAGGTCGATGACGGTCAGCCCACGGGCGGCGGCGATGGCATCGAGCAGCGGCACGGGGGTATCGGCATCGAGCGCCAGGGCTTCGGCTTCCTTGACTTGCTGCGGCCAGCTATTGACCTCGCCCTCGGGGTACGGCGCCGCCAGGGCGGCGAGCGAGGCCTCGCAGTGCTGGTTGATCTCAGCTAGCTTGCGGGCCTTGGCGTCGCGCAGCGCTTCGGTCTCGGCGGCGGGGTAGTCCAGCGCGCCGAGGTATTCGGCCTGCTGCGGATCGCAGGCGGGGATCTCGCCGGGCTGGCCCGGCTGATCAATCGCAACGAACAGCCCGTTTTCACGGTACTCCGCTGGCACGCGCCAGACATGCACAACGGTATCTGTAGCGAGCTGCGGCAGCTCGATGCGGGCGCTGCCCACGATCAGCACGGCATTTTCGATTTTCATCATTTGCAAAACTCCTCAAAGAGGGCGCCCGCTCGGCGGGCTAACCCAAAAGCACATGACTCAGGTGACAGAACCCATCACACCTTTGCGAGGCGGCCGCCGATGATCGGGTTCGCGTACGACGCGGCGTTGTAGACGTACAGAGAGAACAGGCCGGCGTACGAGCCGTTGCCGAAGTAGCCACCGTGGTACGCCACGCAGCTGGCGTTCGCATAGCTGTAGTCAGCGGTGGTGCCGTTGGCCTCAGCGGTGTCGGTACTGGCCGGGACGAACAGCGGGCCTAGATCGAAGTCGGCACCCGACTGCGACGCCAGGCTGACGGTCCAGCCATTGGCCGGGGCGGTGGCGCCGGTGTTGATGTAGCCCTTGTTGCCGTGCTTGTCCCATAGCTCGTAGCGCTTGGACGCATCGGTGCGCAGGCCGTCGACCATCTGCCAGACGTTGCCCCACAGGCCGACGATGCCGCGCCAGGTGGCTTGCGCCACGGTGGGGTGGTCGACTACCTGTACGCCAGACGGCGAGTTGTCGACATGGCCGCGACCGATCAGGGCTTGGCTGTTGGCACCACCCATCTCGATGGCGGCCAGCAGCTGGATGGCGCTGAGCTGGTAGTAGTCCCACAACTGGAAGCCGGAAACGCCCGCCGTGTTGCGCGCTGCCGCGCGGCCCTGCATCGTCGGGAAGTCGATGGAAACCAGCGGTGTCACGCCCGGCTTGGAGCCCAGCTTGCTGCCGTCCGCGGTGCCCTGGTACTTGCCGACCCAGAACTGCCCGATCGGCGCGCCGGCGCGCATGAATGCGGGGTGCAGGGTGAAGCCTGCCGCTGGCTGGTCGCTGATCCACCAGGCGCGCTTGCCGGCGTTGGGGCCGGCAGCGATGGTGCCGGCCTTCACGTAGAACGCGGGGATCTTGACCATGGCCTGGCCGTCGATGGTGACGTCCTGGATCTGCCCGTAGGTCTGGTGGCTGCTGAAAAACGCCGAGTCGGTCACCTTGGTGGCGCCGTTCTCGTCGATGCGCGCCCAGGTACCGGAGCCACCACCGGTTGACAGCAGCGCGATGCCCACGATGGTGGCGAATGCCGCCTTGGTGGTGAACTTGCTTTCGCCGGACCATTCCGACCAGCCCTTGGCGGCGCCCTGATGGCGCACACGCACGTAGTAGCTGGCCTCCCCTGCCTGCAGCACGCCCGCCGGGACCACCGCTGTCAGCAGGTTTACCGCATCGGTGCCGCTGTCCCAGACCGGGGCGCTGAAGGTGCCGCCGGCAGTGCGGATTTGCCACTGGCTGGCGGCGTGCGTGTCTTCGCCGCCGGAGACGGTGAACGAGGAGCTGGCCAGCGTTGGCTGCTCGGGTACGTCCACGGCGTTGCTGACCGGGCCGGTGATGGTCGGCGCCACCACGTAGATGAAGTCTGCAGCAGTGGCGAAGCTGGTCACGGCGGACCAGTCGGACCAGAGGCCGGCGACGTCCTGGACGCGGCCGCGCAGGTAGTAGGTGTTACCGGCCTGCAGCACCTCAGCCGGGACGCGGTACGACAGGCCGGAGCCCAGGGCGCCGGAGTCGTGCAGCACGGTGGCGAACAGGGCGTCGGTCGAGATCTGGAACTGCACTGCCTGCTGGGCATTGCCGGCGGGGCTGGTGTAGTTGTCCAGGGCCAGCGTCGGGCGCTCCATGATGCCGACCGAGGCGTCCGCCGGCGAGGCGATGGCCGGTGTGCTTGGGGCCAGCTCCGGGTTGAGGAAGCCGCCGAGGCCGGTGGGCGTGCCCAGGGCGACGATGTGCGAGAGGGTCAGCGCCTCGCCTTCGATATCCAGCCGCAACCAGCCGTCGCCGCGCATCGGCAGGATGTATTCGTAGTCCGCCATGCCGGCGGGGATGCTGCCGCCGCTGCGGCGCATGGACCAGCCGCATTCCTTCCACGTGCCCTGGTAGGCATCGCGATAGTAGAGGCGCGCTTCGGCGGCGCTGAGCGAGCGGCGGATGACCACGGCGCCGCCATCACTGTCGGTGCCGATGTTGATCGCCTTGGTCAGGTAGATATCGCCGACCTCGCCGCGGGCCAGCGCAGCACCCTGCACGGCGAGACTGGAGCGCGACAGCGTGGCGGTGGCGCTCCAGTCGCGGGCGAGGTTGGCGGTCAGGCGCACGCGCTGGCCGGAGAGGATGTTGGCGATCTGCACCAGGGCGGATACCGGCGCCGGATTGCCCTCTTCGTCCAGGGCGGTGGGATCGGTCAGCACGTAGTAGTCGCCGGCGCGCAGCGCGCTGGTGTCGGCCACGTCGAGCGAGTCATCCCCATTGATGCCCTGCACCACGGCCACCGGGTCGATATCGACCAGCGTATAGCCGGGCGTGAACATCTCGAAGTTGATCGCGTTGCCGCGGTAGAGCCAGTCGAGGCTAACGGCGCGCTGCACGGCCACTGAGCTGGTGGCCTCGACGCCGTCGAGGCGCTCGTCGAGGGTGGCGACCTGCTCGCCGAGGGTGGCGCCGGTTTCTTCGAGTACGCGGGCTAGGTAGGCGTCGTTATCCAGCAGCGCCTGGTGCACCGGGTTCCAGGTGTCCGGGTGCGCGACGCTGTTGGTGGTCAGCTGCGGGATGCTTTGGCTCAGCTGCGGGTTGGCGCTGGGGGTCAGGGGCATGGGGTTACTCCTCAGTATTCGAAGACGATGTCGAAATCCATCTCGCCGTATGGCTCGAGCTCGATGGGGGCAATGGTTTTGCGGGCGACCAGCACGCCGGAGGCGGTGAAGGCGCCGACCTCGGTGATGGCCAGGCCGGTGATGGCGCTGCCGGGCAGCGTGGCCGAGGCGGTGACCTCCGGGCCCGCCGCAGTGGTTGTTGCCGGCAGGCGCACAACCTCGGCCTGCAGGGCGGTATCGGCGTCTGGCGAGTACGCGCGCGTGCCGGTACCGAAGGCCAGGAAGGCAATCGGCGACAGCTCGCCACCGGTGGCGGCAGTCAGCGCCAGATGGCTGCGGTACGCCACAGTGGTCAGGATTGGGACGCTTTCGGTCATAGGGCTACCTGCTGAGTGAGGCCGTGCTGGCGGATGCGAGCGGTGATACGGGCGCGGACGCGGGTGGCGGCAGGCCGAGCGCCGAGGCGCCAGGTGCCGTCCAGTTTGTGAAGGGCGATGCGATCAAGGGCGGCGTCACCGAGGGCGATGCCCTGGTCGAGCGGCCAGCCCTGCAGGGTGAGCGAGTCGAGTCGTGCGCTGCCGTCCAGAGACTGGAAGCGCGGCGCCAACTGCAATGGCACGGCGGCTGCGCCGGTACCGACCGTGGCGCGCAGCTGCAGGCGCAGGCGCTGACCCATGCGGGCGTGCCCCGTTGCCCACGACCAAGTGCCGAGCAGACGAAGGCCGTCCAGCCGGGTGCTGCCGTCGAGCTGCTGCGTGGCGTCCAGTTGCTGCGGCGCGGTCTCGCCGCCCAGCGACCAGCAGCCGTCGAGCGTGCGGCGCTGCAGGGGTTGCACGCGTTGGCATTTGGCGAGGCGGATGCGAACGAGCTGCCGCAGGCTGGTGACCTGAACCGGGCGCCCGAAACGGGTGGACAGGCTGGTGATGATGGCGACCAGGCGGCTGCGCGCCGGGGCGTAGGCCTCGGCAATGCGACGGATACGGTCCTGCTGCTCTCGCGACCAGGCGCCGTCGACGGCGTTCAGCCGAATAGCGTATTCGGCCCAATGGTTGAGGGCGGTTCGGCGCACCACGGCGCCGCCCGCTTCAGGCGGCAATAGGGTGGCGCTGGCGTCGAGCGACCAGCTGCCGTCCAGGGTACGACCGCCAGCGGCGACCCACTCGCGGTGGTATTCGGCCTGCTCGACCAGCTCCAGAACGGGATAGCCGATGGCGGCCAGGGCTTGTTTGATGGCCCAAGGGGTGCCGCGCTTGCGGTGCCAGGCGATGGCGCCGGCAATCAGCGCGCGCTGCTGCGCCTCGGTGGTGGCCATGTCCCAGAAATCGACCGACAGCGCCCAGGCTAGGTACGGCAGGAACGCGGCAGGGCAATGCTCGGCGGACCAGAGCGTGCGCAACTCAACCGGCAACTGATCAACATCAGATGACGCGGCCTGCGCGTGCTCCAGCTGGGTGCTGTTGGGTGGCAGCAGATCACTCATGGCCGGTCACCAGCGCGAGCGTGACCGCCGTGCAGATGGGTGCGGCTTGCGCCTCGGGCTCAATGTCAGCCGCCGGGCTAAGCAGCTCGACGCGCAGCGCCCCAGGCTGATGCAGCGCGGCATAGATGCCGGACAGGCGCACCGGCGCATTGATGGCGTGCTGGGCGGCGGCGTAGGCCTCGGCGGCCTGTTGCGCGGCAGCCAGCAGTGGTTCCGGCGCAGCGCCGCTGCCGACGTAGATGCGGGCATTGATTGCCCAGGGTCGCAGGGTCGCGGCTTGCACCTGGATGGTGTCATTGAGCGGGCGAATGTCTTCAGCGCTGAGTGCGTCGGCGACTCGCTGCAGCAGCTCGGGGGTTGCGGTTTGCCGGGTGCGCGACAGCACCGTGACGCGCACAACGCCGGGCTGCGGCTGATCGGCTCGGGCATCGAGGACGTCACTGTCAGCGCTCAGGGCGTGGTAGCGGTAGGCGTTGACGGGGCCGGCAACGCTGAAGCCAAACGGCGCAAGCTTGCCGCGCTGGCGGTATTCGTCGTCGCCCTCGCCTTCCCGGCGCTCGGCGCCCAGCAGGGCGAGCAGGTGCTCAAGGTCAGCGCCGCCGGAAAATGCCAGCATGACCGCGCGCGCGCCGTCGTTGATGCGTTGGCGCAGGATCAGTTCGCGGTAGGCGTTTTCCTGCAGCAGTTTGACGAGGGGCTCGGACTCCAGCTCCAGGCGGGCAGCGATGGCGGCCTGCTCGTTTTCCGGGAAGAAGCTGACCAGGCGCGCCTTGCGCTCGGCGAGGATCTGCTCGAAGTCCAGGGGCTCGATGATATCTGGCGGCGGCAGCAGCGAGAGGTCGATGCTCATGCGACAGCTCCCAGTTGCAGCGGAACGCGCAGGCTCAGCGCTTCGTTGGTGTCGGTGCGCGTGCCATCCAGATCCAGCACGGCCTGGCCGGGCCGCGCGCCGCCGGCGAGCTGCACACGGCTCAGGCGGATGCGCGGCTCCCAGCGCATCAGGGCCATGGCGGTGGCGGCGTAGGCCTGCAGACGGGTGGCGTCGTTTAGGGGGGCGTCAATCAGGTCGGGCAGCAGGCTGCCGTATTCGCGGCGCATCACACGCGAGCCGATAGGCGTGGTAAGGATGTCGGCCACTGACTGGGCAATGTGAGCGATGGTGTCGATCGGGGCGCCGGTGGTGCGGTTCATTGCGGCGCCCCCGTTTTGCTCGGCCCGCCCTGAACGCCGCCATGCACGTGATTGACCAGGCTGATACCGGCCGCCAGCACGTCTTCGCTGACGGTCACGGTGCCGGTGATATCGACGTTGCCGAGGATGGTGACGCCGCCCGGTGCGGTGAGCTGGGCCTTGCCGCCGGTGGGTAGCGTGGCGCTCAGGGTATGGCTGGCGTGGTCGTAATCGATCACAGCCCCGTCCGGGTATTTCCGGCGGCGCACGGTGGCGCTGTTCGACGGCGCCGGACGTTGCTGTGAGTAGAGCCCGACCAGGGCAACGCCCAGGGCCGGTTCGCCGCTTGGCGCGACGAGGATGCACTGCTCGCCGACCGTGGGCGGGTCCCAGTCGCTACTGCTGCCGGCGCGCAGGGCGAGCCAGGGCAGGTTCGGCACGCTGAGCCCGCCGGTGCTGACGGTGCAGCGTGCGGCCGCGTGGTCCACCGCGGCGATGGTGCCGAGGCGGATCAGGTTTTCGAGGCGGCGCAGGAGGTCGGTGATATTCATGGCCCCATGCTGGCGTTCGCGCGCGCGGGGCGCATTCGCGGGGCTGTGAAGCGGCGGGCGTTACAGGGTTAGCGCACCAGGTGCTCGAGCAGGCGCTCGCGGATCAGCTCGAGATCCGCGTCGGTGAAGCCGAGCAGCTCGCGGCGGGCGTACTGCACATCCGGCGCGCCGGGGGCTGGGCGATCGCGCAGGCCGTACTGGTGGATGCGGGCGATGCGCGAGAGGCGGCCGGCAAAGCCGATGGCGATGGTGCTGGCGTCGCTCTGCAGGCGCAGGTAACGGGCGGTGCGCAGCTTGGTGAACATCTGCCGCTTGCGTTTGATTCGCCCGGCCTTGGCGCGTAGCGCCTGCCGGGATTTGCGCGGGGCAAAGGGGGTGCCGTCGGCGTTGCGCTGCGCGGCGATGCGCTGCTGCTGGCTGCGGCGCAGGTCGCGGGCGATGGTGCTGGTGACCTTGCGGCGCTCGGCCGGCTGCAGCTGGGCGAGCAGCGCGCCGGCCCAGTCCTCGAGGGCGCGCAGATCGTCAGCCATTGCTACGGCTTGGTTGCGGGCTGGCTATGTCGGTTCCGGTGCCGACGGTGCTTTCCCACTCAGCGAGCAGTTCGCCGTTGCCGAACAATTGCCACGGCCCAGCCGGGAAGAACTCGTCGAGCTGTGGCTCTTGCGGATGGTCAACCTGCAAGGTGCCGTCATCCATGCGCTTGACGATTACGCGCTCGGTGAGCGGCAGGGTGATGGACAGGTCCACCTTGCTGTTGTCGAGGATGTCGGCCTCGAACTTGATGGCGTCCCTGCCCCGCTCCTGGTTCTCCATCAGCTCACGCTGGTTGACCAGCACCCAGGCGAACAGCGGGATGGCGACGGCATCCGGATGGCCGGCGAAATCCGTGAGGATCAGGTTGAGCGTGTAGCTGTATTCGAACGACAGGCCGGGCGCGGCGGTGCTGCGCAGGCTGCCGTTGTCGATGAACACCAGCAGACGGTCGGGGTTGCGCTTGAGCTCGGGGATGGCCGCCAGCAGGTGGGCGCGCAGGGATTCGGGCTTGTTCATGGCTGGGTGCTGCGCGCGTTGTGGTCCACCACCAGGTCGACCTTGGCGGCGCATTCGCCCCAAGCGGCCATGAGGTAGTCGCCGTCGTCGCTCAGTTCGCCGTTACTGGCCGGCGCCGCCGGGTCCAGCGTGCAGCGCGTCACGACCGGACAGCCACTGACGGTAACCTGCGGCTCCGGTGATGGCGGGACGTTGGTGCAGGCGGCGAGCAGCATCAGGCAGAGGCTGAGCAGCCCAAGTCGCATGGGTTGGGTCTTCACGGCGGCGTTCCTTCTTCTTGAGCTGATCGGTGGCCTGGGCCTGGCGCATGTCGCTGAGCGTCTGCTGCAGGGCGAGCTGGTCCAGGCGCTGGGTGGCTACCTCGCCGGCTAGGCGGGTGATGGTGGCGGCCTGGCGGGCGTTGCGCTGTTGGGCGGTTTGCAGGCGCTCGCTGGCGAGATCGGCCTGCGCCTGGGCGGTGTCAATGCGCTGTTGCTGCACCCAGATCAGCAGGCAGAGCGCGCCGACCAGCGCGAGGCCGTAGAGGAGCTGGCGGGCGATGGTCATGCCGCGCGCTCCTGCTCGCCGGCGAACTGCGCATAGGCCCGGGCGAGCTTCACGTCGTAGAAGTTGCGGGCGTAGTTCGGGCCGTTGTAGCGGCGGGCGAACTCGGCCCACTTCCTGCCCTTGAGCGCCTTGTGCAGCGCGGTGTCGGTTTCGATGAACGACACGAACGCGTCGAGCTGCGCGGCTTCGGACAGCGCCATGGTGTCGGCGAAGTGCTGGGCGTCGAAGTAGCCGAGGCGCTGCCAGTGGTAGCCCATGATCTGGAACAGACCCCAGCTGGCGGACTCGAGCGCGGCAGCGGCGTGGATCTGCTGCGCCTGGGCGAGACGCTGATGCTCGGCGGTACCGCCGATGTAGCCGCCGGGCTGGCGGTTGACCAGGGCGGGATGCTTGGCGGCCAGTGCATCGGCCTCGGCCTCGCTCAGGCCGTTGGCCTGCAGCCGCTCGAACATCACGTGCCGCTCGAACAGGATCACCGGGCGGCCGTTGCTGGCAAAGCCCTCTCCCCTGCTTTCCACCTGGTTGACGGCCATGACGCTGGCCAGCGGCACGCCGAGGCGGTCGGCGGCCTGCTGGAGGTCCTGCCGCTTGAGGAGCTTGGAGGTGTCTCGCCCTGCGAGCGCGGCCAGGGTTTTCGGCCCGGCGACGCCATCGTCCACCAGGCCGGCGCGCCGCTGGAAGGCAGCGACGGCGCGCTCGGTCTGCTCGCCGAAGTCGCCGTCGACCGCTACGGCAAAGCCGGCCAGCGTGAGTGAGGCCTGCAGGTTGCGCACGGCGAGGCCGCGCGAGCCGATAGCCAGGAGTTCGCTCATACGCTTTCCACCTTGCGCTCGAACAGGCGCTTGGCACCGGCGCGAACGCCCTCAGCGCCGATCAGACCGATGATGCCGCCGAAGAACGGGGCGTATTCCTGCGGAATGCCAAACAGCGCCAGGCCGTTGCTGGCAGCCAGGGTGATCAGGCCGCAGACGACGGACTCGATGGCGATGCGGCGCAGCGAGCCGCCGCCGAGCATCAGCCTCGAGCCGGCGATGGCAGCCGACAGGCCTGCTGCATACAGGATCGGGTAATTCTCCTGGAGCCACGTGGCGAGCCAGGCCATTTCGGGACGGTCATGCATGCGTTTCATCCTTCAATCCCACAAATTCACCACTTGGCGTTGTTCAGCGCGCACGGCCTGTTCGGGCAGCTCAACCATGGTGCCGTGCGGGATAACCGGGCCGAGGTCGGCCAGGCCGGGGTTGGCGTCGAGCACCTGCTCGACCACGCCGGCGGTGCGCCCGTAGTGCCGCCAGCAGATGGCGTCGACGGTGTCGCCCTGTTGGGCGCGCAGGCTGGCCATCAGATCAGCTCCACGGTGGTGTGAGCGATGCCGAGGATGTTGCGGATGGCCCAGCGGGCGTCGCGGCGGTATTCGTCGGCGGTCGGGGTCAGGGCATCGGCGCGTTCGGCGCCGTCGCCAGTGGCGCTGTAGTCGCGCATGCGCTCGGCCAGCTCGGCTCCAGCGCTGCAGGCGATGGCGCGGCGGTAGAGGTGCACGAGGTAGCTCTCGCCCTGGAGCTGCGAAGCGGGCACGGCGGCGAGGCTGGCGTGGCCCTCTTCCTCGCGGGCGCGGCGGTAGAGGCTCAGCTCGCGGTTGACTTCGATCAGGGCGTTGACGGTGGCGACCTCGAGGCGGGCATCGGTCACGCTGCCGTCCAGGCGCAGGGCAGCGCGCAGGTGGGCGCCGTCCAGGTCGGGGAACCAGCCGTCGTTGATGATGGGGAACGGGTCGGCGGTTGCGGTGGCGTTGGTGGCGATGAAGGCGCTCATGGTCGCGGGCCTCGACGATCACGAATCACAATCGCCCGCGTTAGAACTGCGCGCGAAATGTCCGGGTTGGAGCGGCAGATGTCACCCAGCACTTCCCAAGCATTGCGGCTGCTAAGTGCTAGTTCACGCGGCGACGCGGGCATGATGCCGTCGCGGCCGACCGGGCCGGTACAGACCTGACGGTCGAAAGCCTCTGTTTCCGCGATGTAGCGCTCCGCCAGGCCGTCCAGCCTGATTTCCTGCTCGGTAGGCCGGAATTCGGCCTGGTAGTAACTGGCGAATGCGTTCATTGCTGAATCCTGAATCGGCGGTGGTCGGGGCTTTCACAGCTAGGCCAAGGAGAAAACCTGCTGATCAGCCCCGAGCCGCCGGGGTGCGTGGGGACGCTCGGTTAGCTGCCGGTGGCAGCGTGTTTCTTGAGGAGGCGCTCGACGCGCTCCAGATCCTTCTTGCCGCCGCTGCTGCTGTGCAGCTCGATGGCGCGGGCCAGGTGCGTGCGGGCCTCGCCCAGCTGGGCCGCCTGTTCGGCGGTCAGCGCTTCGTCCGGCACCTTGGCCAGCACGCGGCCCATGGCCAGGTGCAGCTTGGCGCGGGCTTCATCGGGCATGTCCTGGTCGCGGGTGAGCTGCTCGGTCTGCTCGAGCACACCGATGTCGAACTCTCCGCCGGCCTTGAGGGCCTTGAGCGCGGCGATGGCGATCTCTTCGGCTAACAGGCAGCCGGTGGTCCGTGCGAAGCGGTCCGGCATGGTCATGTTGTGCTCGAGCACGTAGCGGCCTATGGCGAGGGCGCCGAGGTAGTCCCCGGCGTCCAGGCGCCAGACCATCAGGGTCGTGAGCACTTCGTCCTGGGCACCGCGCCCTGCGGCCAGCACGCCGTCCACGTAGGGGGCGTAAGCCGGCAGCAGCTGTGCCTTGAGCGCGACCTTGCCCTCGGTGGACTGGATCTGGCTCAGGCGCAGGCGGTCCTGGTGCAGCTGGGCGAGTTGCAGTTCGTAGGCGTTGGCGCCGTCCATTGTCATGGCGGGGCCAGCTACCGCAGCGGCGGCAACCGCTGCGGAGATGGTCTGAAAGCGCTTGCGGGCATGGCTCATCGGTCAGCTCCTCACACGAACTCGATGTTCTCGGCCAGGGTCGCGCAGCCCAGATCTTCGATCACATAAGCGTCGTTGACCGACTCGTAGTTCTCGATGCGATCGCGCTTCGCGTTGTCCTCGACCTGCCGGCGGCGAGTGCCCTCCTGCCAGTAGATCGACAGGTTGTCGAGACGGGTAACCATCAGCCCGGTGGCTGGGAAGAACGGCACGCGTACCGCGGGCACGCCACCCAGGCGCTTCTGGCTCATGACGACGTCAGCTGCCAACTGCTCGGAAGGCGCTTGCTTCTGGTTGACCAGCGGGAAGTACTTGTCGGCCAGCAGTTGGCGGCCGCAGATGACCACGAGGTCCGGATCTTCCTGGTACCACGGCTCGATCATTTCGTTGATCAAGTCGAAGACCAACGCGTCCAGGTTGGCGTAGTCGCCGGTCTCGCCGATGCGGATCTTGCCGCTGGCTGCCACGACCTCACTCATGACGCGAGAGGCGTTCTCGACCCGCATTTTTTCCAGCCAGCCGACGTTGACATCCTGGCGCAACGGGTTGGTTGCTGGGTTGGATGTGGCGGCGCGCGAGGTGCCGTTCCAGCCGATCATGATGCGATCCAGCGCCTGACGCTTGAGGATGGCGTCGCGGATGCGGGCCTGGAAGTCCGGGAACTTGGCCCAGGCGTCCAGCTTGGCGTAGGTGATGTGGGTGTCGAAGTTGGTCTGGGTGCACAGGTAACTCCGGTCATCCAGGGCAGTCATGTCCTGGGTGGTGCGGTCAGTCGTGGTGGTGTTGGTGGTGCTTGCAATCGGACCCGTCACACCGAGACCGATCAACTCGCCGGCCTGCTCCTGCACGCCATACATGTTGATGCGGGTCAGGAACTCGCTCGACTCCTGAATGCGGGTTTCGAGGCGCTGGGCCACGCTGGGCTCAGCGGTGAATTTGGTGGTGACGTCGGACACGCCATGCAGCTGGGCAAGCTGCTGCAGGTAGGCGTTGTAAAGGGCTCGAGTTTCGTTGCGCATGGGTCTCTCCGGGTTCTGGGGCTGGGCTTGTCCGTTTCGGGTGTCAGCAGTCGGTGACGATGCGGCCGTCACCGCCGGCAACCGGCGGGCGCTGCCTGAACTGCGGGTTGTTCGGGGTAGTTGGCGCCGGGGTTTGCTCCAGCTTCTTGATCAGATCGGCGAACTCGGTCTCCAGCTTGGCGAAGCTGGTCTCCAGGCTCTTGCGGGCGGTCTGCTCGGCAGTGAGCGCCTCGGCCTGATCGGCGGAATGCTTGGCGATGGCTTCGAGGGTCTCGGCCAGCTCGCCGAACTGCTCCTCGGTCTGTTTGCCCTTGCCCAGCAGCTCGCTGACCTTCTTGAACAGGCCGGCGACCTTCGATGGGGTGTCGTCCACCTCTTCGAACTCGAGCTCGGCCGGCTCGGCAGCGGTGAAGAGGTTGTCCTTGTCCTGCTTGCGGCTGGTCAGCGTGCCGTGCTTGGCGCTGAATTCCAGGGCCTCGGTGCCGAGGCTCGCGGGGCTGTCGTGACAGCCAGGCCGACCAGGTAG